CCTTTCTTATTCTATTGGTGGCTCAAGCCAGGCTCCTACATTGACCATCAACTCATCCAGTAACACTGAGACATCCATTGTCAATTATTTTATTTTGGGAACAAACTATCGCACTACTCTTTAGACCCGTGCGGATTTTAAATGAGCGTTTTTTGGAGAAATCGCCTACAAAAAAGATTTTATCCCATTTGTGAATCTACTCAATTTGGATAGCATCTTGCCTTAAAAGCGTCCATATTTTCAGTCCCCATTGAGAGATTACAAGAGCCACATACAGGTCTTAGATTAATTGCCGTATCTGTTCCATTGTTTGAATGTGATACAATATGACCTGCGTGCCAGTCATCAAATACATCTAACTCCTTTTTACAACAGAAGCAAGAACCCTTTGTAGATTCACCAAACTGGATTTTCCAAGCCTCTCCGCGAATCTTCTTAGGGATTGCCTTGCGTGGCTCTGAGTTTGCATCCTTGATTGCTACAGCAATATTCTTTATCGGTACGCCTTTTGCTTTAACAATCTCCTGGAATGATACGCAACTATCGTGGTTTGACATCATATGCCACAGATAATGTTCCTTGAAAGCCTTATTATCAGACCAATTATTTACCTGGTATGCCTCTTGAATAGACGCATAACACGCCGAAGCCATTGGATCTACCGAAATCTGTTGCATCAGCCAGTTCTTAATCGGCTCAAGAATCTTATGCCTATCATCTCTGTTGTGGGCACAAATCATCTTCTTGAACTTGTAAGATGGGGTATTCATTTTGCTAAGTGCGGTTTAGGGCGGGAAATTGTCAATTTTTACTGGGTTGTATATCATCATACGTTCATAAAATATATGAATATATGATATAAGTTATAAAGGGATTATACGCGTCTTACTTTACGTGTAAATCTGCGTGGTTTCCCACCGCCCTCCGCATCAGAATCCCCAGCCTCTGCTTTTTCTCCCTTTAGTTCTTCGCAAGTTATTGCCTTAAATGCATATTCAGCGTGAGGGGGTTCAGTGACATTAATAACATCACGCTCTTCTTTTGTAAATTTAAAATAGTTTGCCAAAGTATCATCATTAATTTTTTCAAGTGCAATTGTGCGAATATCAGGGTAATATCTTGGTTCTATAAAGTTTTGTCTATATTTTATATTTCTAAGAAGAAAGTTTGATAGTTTTGTCTTAAAATACATTTCAATCTCTTCAAGTTTGTCGCCTATAACATAGAATTGATTTTGACCTATTATGCCATATTCCCCATCTTTGTCGTAATAATATTTTAGTTTAGAAGATCCATCAATAAATATTTTAGGCTCGCTTTGATATGGGTGTTTCTTTATACTTTTTCCTATAAGTATTTTCCCATTTTCATTAATTCCTGCAATATTTTTATTAGTGCCTGAATTATTACATTCAGCAACGCTTAGAGACTTTTGTTGATATAGTTTAGTATCTTTGAATAATTTACATTTCTCAATTATCTTATATAATATATTATTATATGCTAATATAATAGGGTATTCTTTATTTAATTTTATTTCACCTATTGTACTATTCACATCTATAACTTTTGTTTTTTCAGTAGATGTTTTATTTTGTAATAAATAGTATGCTGATGTTATATTAGCAGATTCTCCGAATTTTTCTTTCAGTTGTGAATCTTTAAAATTTTTGAGAATTATAATTTGTTTATCTAAAATTATATTATGTATATCTTGAAATGGTCCGTGAGTTTTGAACCACCCTACAGGATGAATAATAATCATAAATCCATTTTGTTTAAGATGTTTTGATAATATCTTTTTTATAAATGGTACCCATAAATTTTTGTTTTTACCAACATCTATACCTTGTTCCGCTCTTTCTTGCTTTACCTTTCTTGTTCCAACTGATTTAACAGCACCACCTTGAAATGGCGGATTCCCCATAACAATATCAAACTCTCCAACAGTTCCATTAGGAAACTTCATTTCAACATCTGCTAAAAATCCTTCCTTTCTGTGCATCTGTATAATATTTGGCTCAGTTTCATGTGCTAATTTCTTAAAAAGTGTTCTTGAAATAGCAATATTCTTAGAGTTTAACTCAATCATATATAACATATCTTTCACGATATGTTTGCGTCGTAAATCTTCATTTGTTATCACTTTAGTCAGACCGGGATTGTAATCTCCATCTCCTTCATTCGTAATACCCACATATTTACCTGATTTAGTTCTAAACCCATAGAATAAGCGTAAAAATACTCCTATAGGAAAATTACCCATGCCATTTGCAGGATCTAACCATTTTAGTGTTTTGTTAGCCCATACTTCAGAAGGAAGTGTATCTAACATTTCATTTACCAAAGACATCGGCGTGAAGACTTCGCCGAACTTATGTCTTTCCGCAGACTTTGGAGTTAAATGTTCCTTAATATAATCCAGTACCTTTTCAACATGCACAGGATATTTTTCTTCATCCTCTATGGATTCCTTCATCTTATAGTAAGATGAGTTTCTACCTTCTTCAATCATTTTAATTAATCCTGGGCGAATCATAATATCAATGATAAAATTTCTTTGTAAATCTGCATTCACTTTATCTTCTTGAATTGCACCACGCTTAATAAGAGTGTCATAAAGTGTTTGTCTAAGTTCTTCATCCGTAGATAGTTTTTCCTCAAGTGCTTTTACATCATTTGAGTTTGTTCCAAACGCACCAAGTTTTAGCGTAGTTTTGAATATGTCAATGTATGCTTCTTTTCTTTGTTTTTCTGTAGCACCTTCTCTAAATATTTTTGGCTCAGGATATGAAGGCTCTTTATCAGGCTCTTTATTATGTTCTGCCCGCGCGACATTTTCGCCTTCAGCCCTTAGTTGTTTTTGTTTCAATTCCTCTTCCTTTAGTAATCCAAGAAATTCATCATATGAAGGGTTATAGCCCTTTTCCATTACATTTTTTATGTTTATATTCAAAGCAGAACCTGCATCTTCCAACATTATACTATCTCCAGCCTTTTTACCAGTTTCAATAAGTTTCTGTAGTTCAGGTAATGTCTCTTTTACAATATCCGCACGAAGAATATGTTTATCATCGTCAATAGAAAATATATCAAGGACTTTATTGAATAGTTTTGGTATATCACCAGCATACACTTTTTTCTTACCTTTACGCATTTTTTCAGCGGTTATTTGATAGTTCATAATAGCAGTGACTGTCCTAAAATAATTCATATCAATAATATATCCACCCTTCTTATTTGTGGATTCAGTTAATGCTCTATACATTTTTTGAATACGCTCATCTACTTTTTCACCTACATCAAGTAATACAACTATATCAACACAAGGCAATGATATTCCAAGGTGCAACATATTTTGTGCTAAAATAATTAGTCCCTTACCTTTTCTTCTTGCGACTGCCTCCTGGTCTAATAAACATTGTTTTAGGGACTTATCTCCTGTAGGACACGCCCAAGAAAATGTACCACACGAATCCGATCCATCAGTTGCCTTCACTAAAATACGATTTTGTTCTGAGCCAGGTATATTCCATTTCACAGACGATGATACTGCAACAATATGAAAGTATTTTCTAAACCAACTACTTTGGAATATAGAACCCGCCAGCGCAGACATACGCTTATATAATGGGTTCTTTTGCATATGAGGTAAGAACCAGAGTTGTGAATGTGCTACAAATTCGCTTGTAAAATAGCCAAGTCTATCGCCTATACGTTGTGCGATACTATCTACAGATTTCAACACACTTGGAATAGGCTCTACAGCAACACCATCAATCGTTTCTAATTGTTGTGTCGGCGGTGCTAAATAGTTTAATAAACGTATCATACCCTTAGGATTTGTAAATCCTGTGTGCCATCTTTCTGGAGGAGTAGTTTCAGGATTAAAATCAACTCGAACTTCAAATAGATGTGATATACTTGGAAATCCGCCCTTTGCCTGCTTTAGAAAGGCGGATTTTGCATCAGGTGTAAACTGTGTTGTTAACAAATATAATTCTGGAAACTTTTGATATTGTTGCTGAATAGTCTCATAAGTTTGCCCGTATGAAATACAGGTTTCTAATGCTCTATCATATAATTCACCAAAGTTCTCTTTGAAATATTCCTCATTCGTCGATAGTTCTTTTGCTTGTTGAATATCTTGATAATCCCATATAACTACATTTTCATCAGGTATGTTGAATGCCTTAAGAGGTTTTATATAAGTTCCTGTCATATATACTACTGGAATATCGGCTTGTATCTGTTTATCCAGTTCTGTCAATTGCGATTCTTCAGCCTCTTCTGATACATCTTCTTCCTCCTCAACTTTCACGGCAACTGTCCCTTTTTCCATTTGCTTTACTGCCCTAGCAGTAGTCTGTTTCAAATGTGCTTCATCACATATGAACAGATCCGCACGATTTGCCCCCCCTTTTAGTTCTTGTAATAGTCTTCTTGTACTGTCGACTTGTTTATAAAGTTCAACACTCATAATAAAAATATATTTCTTAGAAGGGTCTATCGCCATATCAGTAGTATTGACAACATCAATGCATTCATATTCCTTGAAATTTTGAAACTCTTCAAATAAATCTTTTTTGAACTGAGAAAGAGTTTCAGAATAAGCACCTAATAATACAACAACACGCTTAGGATTTAAATTATCAATAATACCTCCTGCTATAAATGTTTTACCTCCTCTAGGAACTATACCTACAAGAAATTTATTACTTATTCTTGTTTTAGCAAAACTTCTTATTGAATCACATATTTTATAAGTAGCTAGGTATTGATGTAAGCGTAAGCGTAGAATAGGTTTTGGAGGAGATTCCAATTTAAGTATGCTATTAAGCATTTCTGTAGTAAGTTTTTCTTCTGAAGTATGTTTGCTATGTATATAATCATACAGGCTTGTTAATGAGGCAAATAAGTCATTCATTCCGTACACATAACTTGCCTCTTCAGAAATGTATTTACGAATAGCCTTTCTTAATTTTTCTTCTACAGCACCTTTATCTTTTACAAGTAATATGATTTTTCTATCATATTCTTGGTCTAATGATTTTGCTGCAGTATATATATTCTGTATATCAAACTTGTCTACACCCTTAGATGCATCCCTATTAAAATACTTACTCGAGCAGAAAAAGAATTGTGGAGTTTCTTTTGCTATTACTTTCGCAAGTATAGAGACTTTTTTACAAGTCTGTAAAACTTTTATGGTTGGATCTGAAGAGCATATGTCAATATCTAAGTCGGATTTATTTTTCTTATAAACAAATGTAATGTCTGATGCGCCACTTTTACTACCTTCATTAACTTTCTTTGATTGTAAGTATGTTAATGGGTTATTACTAAACCCTTCGCCATCAATATTTGTGAGAGTTTCTATTTTTCCGTTAAACATATAAAAATCTTCAGTTATAGGAAATGTATCAATAAGCCCTAATGTAAAAACTATATCCCAATATGATTCATAGAGTTGCCCGTTATTATTATATTGAAGTAGTTTTTCATTTGGTTTTTCATCACGATTAAGTATAAATAATAATAAATCTAATCTATTTTTTATATCATCAGGAAAAGCAACTTTATCTAATACATCAAGTAATCGTTGCTTCTTAATATCTCTCACGCGTTTTTCTAAAATATCAATATCACCATTTTCAATAGGCTCTCTTGTGCACGGGTCAAATAATTCATCGCAGCCCTTCTCCATTTGAATAACAGGTTTATTTGGTATAACATTTTCTCCTGCTTGTAATTCTTCGTCACCATTATCATTATCGCCTTCTTCCTGATGTTCCAAAGGAGCAAGTATAGGTTCTTGTTGTCCCAAAGGCGCAAGAACAGGTGCATCTTCGGGAGCCGATTCATTATTATCAGCATTATTACCTTCAGCCCCTGCATTATTGGCATTTTCTACATTTGTTTCATCTTCCATTATAGGCAATAAAGTATCAATCTTTGCTATTTTGGCTCTATCGCCTTTTACTTGCCCTGATTTATCTTTTGCCAGTTTCTTTGTAAGCCGTACCTTCGTTTTTTCAAGGAAAGCACGATTGCGATTTCTTGTCGCTCTATTTGTTCGGTAAATACCTGACCGAATTTTATTTTCTATATCAGGATATGCCTTGCTTCTTTTGACACTCTGTAAAGTAGCCTCTATCAGGGCTTGTTTAGCAGGGTCACGCCCAACAACTTCCATCTATTTATCAATCTTTATATATTTTGGGTTTTCTTTTCAGTGTTGAGTTATGCGTATAAATCTTCTTAACAGAATCTTTATCAAATGCGTATAAGAAATAGTTCCTATAGTTCTTCTCCTGTATTTTACCTATTGATTTTTCAACTACCTTCTTAATATCAGCGTAAAAGGTTGGTGCATCCTTTTTGATATTGTATTTCAACTGACTAAAAAAGTTCTCAATGGGGTTGGATCGTGGGTAATAGGGGACTGTGTAGATAAAGCTATTCTTCTTATGTATCTCTTGCTTTACATCTTGTGTCTTGTGAAACCCAGCATTATCCATAATAACTATGTTATCTTCAAATTTCTCAGTAATATTATCTCTTATAAACTCTGTTAGGCGGTCAGAATTGACTGCTCCTTCTTCATATAGTTTCCATCCTACAACCCCTTTAGTGTTTATAGCAATCAATAGGGAGTATTTCTTGAATACCTTATTATCAGTAGTCTTATAAGCACACCTTTTACCCAATTCACAACGACCATAAGTGCCGTGCAAAGACGCGTAAATACCGGTTTCATCAAGGGCTATAATTTTGTTAATATCATAAGTCTTCATTTTCGTTAAATAGTCGGAAATCTCCTTTTTATGGTCTCTTTCTTTACCTCTATAAGTTAATGGTTCGTGTATGTGCCTTAGTCGTTTCCTGGTTCTATTATTATCTCTAATGATTTCTCCAAGATGTTGCCTTGATATAGAAATATCAGGAAACTTCTTCTTAATTTCGTCAAGTAAGTCCTTTATAAAAATATCAGGATGTTCCTTGATTCGCTTATTAGCAAAACTCACTAACTCATTATTAACTTTATAGGCTCCTGCTTTCCTGGTTTTACGAGTTATAGGCATTCTTTTAGAGTATTTGTTATGCCATCTTTTTAGTGTTTGTCGCTTACAGTCAAATACGGCACAGGTTTCAGTATAGTTTCCAGTCTTTTTATAATGGTTTATGGCACTTAATATATAATCGGAAGAGTGTTGTTTTCCTACCATTCCTAAATAGGATGAATTCTATTTTAACGCCTAAAAATGCTGAAAACGTTCATTTTAAATCCGCACGGGTCTAAAGGCACTATGTTTTTGTTGTTATAATTAAAAATATAATTATTATTT